CATTCCTTCTTGTGTCGTGAGTTTATAGTAGATTGTCATTGCGTTGTTTTCCCCTCCAACAATCGCTGCATCGGGCTCCGCCTATCGTTGGGATCAACATTTCTTGGTCGTTTCATGCCTCTAATTGGATTGAATTAATTTCTCAGCTTGTTCCCATTGCTCATCAGTATAGTTTAGATGGGCTAAAGCACAAAGCAGAGCTAATCCATATTCAATGCAGCTATGATCGTCCAGACTTCTGCAATTAGCCTGCATCTTTGCTTCTATCCAATCAGCTCGTTCTTCTATTGTCATCACTCCCCCTTGTTTCTGCGGACTTCTTCACGAACAGCTTTCGCGGTCAAAAGATGGGCGTATGGAAAATGGTACGAATCCCCATCATCCAGGTGGATTAATTTCACTGGCTTGAGTGAAAAAACGACATAACGCGCACTGCCGTCACCTACACCAAAGAAAATAATCTCTCCGGCGCATTCGCTAGAGCCGTTCGCTTTCGTCCATTCTTGCGTAGCTTTAACATATTTCTCGCACGCGGCATTATATACTTTGTAATCGGAAAAATCCGAGAATTCCGGGCATACGATACTTGCTGGTGTACAACAAATTTTAGCTGCCATACTTAACTCCCCGCTGCTTCGGATTTCAATTCAGCCATCGCTTCATCGTGCAGGATTGCGCAGGATTCACACAAAGTAACCACCTTGCCGCCGATCTTACGCCGTTCAGAAGCCAAACCGGCGCAGCTTGTATTCTGACAAGCCCCAAAAGAAGGCGAAACAACGGATGTTAAACTGGCAACTGCGCTTTCCGGAAGTTTGAAGGTTTTGCCGTCAGATATACGATCGGCAAGGATGGGATAACGCCACGAACTGAGGGATAGTCCGCTAATTTTATACTGCATCCCATTATAGGTAATGTAAACCCCAAGGTGCTCTTCCTTCAAGCCGTATTGATGACAACAATGCTTAAATTCAGCCACTTTCTTGGTGTTGACTACTCCATCGGTAGAAACGGTAGCCACTTCAACTTTGAAGGTTGCCGCATCAGGAGAAAATCGGGCGCTGCCAACACGGAACTTCACACCATATTGCTTGGTTACCTGCTCCAGAGCGGATTCCATTGCGCTGCGTAGAGTCTTGAGATTGTTTTTGTCCAAAGATGTAATCATAGGGGTGTTGTTCCCTCCACTCCTAGTATACATTAGGAATACCGAAAAAGTATATTTTTAAACCTTTTGTTTTCAGCGTGTTAAAAAATATTTACCAGTGGATCGCATCGAGCCAGTACTTGGGTAGGATATGATTATTTTTTTGAATAAAAGTACTAAAGCCAGAATCTAGTATAAAAGTATGGGAACGATCAGTTGCGCTTCGGTTGCTTCTGCCGGTTTGCTGAACCAGTTTTAAAGCGGTTTGCCATTGATAATATGCAGGGTCACGTTGCATTCTAGCTTTATTGTACGGCGTAAGCGCTGGATAAGGAACCTTACAAACTATTTGCAATCGACTTAAATCCTCCCTAAGGTCGAGCCCCTCTGTCATAGACGGAGAAAATAAAATAGTAGGGTCTTTTTCTCTAGCTACTATATGTTGAAATTGCGCTTCTTCCCTTGCTCCAAAATTCGAATCATGAGTTATAATTCTATTCCCAAGTCCTCTATCCCGCAAATATCGCACCAAATAATTATTGATGTAATAGGATTGTGTGTGTACAATTCCTTTTTTAGTTGAATATCGAGCGTACTTTAAAATTTTTTCTACCTCTTCTGCCATTTTTGGGAGAGTTTCTTTAATATCTTTTTGGCGCATATTCCCTACCGGCCAATAAAATAGAGGACGATTTTCTATGGGAAATTCACTACCAATAGAAAGATACTCTGCATCGTTTGGATGTATCCCTAAACTACGCATGAAAGTATTGGGATCAAGAATCGTAGCGGATGTAATCAATATTTTTTGGGCTTTAGAGAACAGAAGATCATGCGCAAATAAACGTGCGGTTAAAGGCTTAATACACAAATCTCCTGTACCCTGTTTAAATTGTTCATTCCAGTCGGACCAAACAAACCACTCACTTTTATCTTTTGCGTAACGAAAAAAATTCAAGCGTAAAATAAAATTCTCCAGTGCTGATTTTTTTCTTGCCGCGTCTAATGCTACTCTGTTTTTTTCAGATGTTAGCTGCGAAGCCAGATGCATTAATCGTTTAGAAATAGCGGGCACCAAAATATTATCAAGCCAAAGCATAACCGCATCTGAATCATTATCTTTAAAAATGGGAAGTTTTTCAGATACACCATTTTTAGTACAATCTTTTTGAGTAATTACTGTTTCCGTTAAGCCTAAAATTTGTTCTTCTGTGTTATGAGCCTCGTCTAAAATTAGTGTATTTCTTCTTGGTAATTGACCAGAGAGGTTTGATTCGTACAAATAGTATGCAAAATTTGTTGTACCAAAAGGGTAATGCATGAATTTATCTTTAGCAATGCGGTATGGGCAGGAACCACAACGTACCTCTGGAGAGGGATTTTGATCCACGAAATCGTCTGGCTCCTCTGGAGAGGGATTTTGATCCACGAAATTGTCTGGCTCCTCTGAAGGATTTTTATCTTGATCGGATATCTTCTTTCTCTGGGCTTCATTCATAGATGCCCCATCTTCACAATTTACTCTATCCCCCATTTGTTTTGACCAGCTCGCGCAGGTGTAATTGGTTCTCCCTTTGAGTTCAACTAAACCCAAAGGTTCAAAATCAGTCATATATTGTTGGGCTAGAGTTTTTTGAGGGGTGAGAATGTAGGCACCAGGTTTAAATTGTCCTTTTGATGTTTTAGCCCAAGATGCTTCCGCGATATTTATTGGGCTTTTCCCGAACCCGGTGGCCGCCTCAAGAATGAAAAATTTTTTATTGCTTTTATTCCAGATTGCAAGCTTATCTAGAGTCTCGTTTTGATTTTCCCGTATAGTGTTAAAGGGGAAATGGTCACGCAGATCGGCGGATTTTTCCGAGATAAGATTTTTTACTGTTGGCGCTACTACTGTAGATTCTTCCACACTATCATTATACTACAAAACATGTGGCATCTTGAAATCTTTAGAATCTTCGATAAATTTGTCAAAAGCTTCCGGACTGTATCCAATAACGAGTTGAGTTGCTTCCCCAGCGTAGCACATAGTAATAGGAGTCTGTAATTCTTTTACTTCTAGAGAACGAGCAATACCTTGTTTTAGGAGTTCATCTACAATAACCACTTCAATGGGTACACCACGATCTTGGAAATATTTTTTCGTAGCGTCACAGGGCGCACAACCCAATTGTGTGTATATACGAATAGGAGCGGGCATTTTTTGTTGTACTCTCATAATTCACCTGAACTTGCCAAGCGGAAGCCCCCCGTTTTAGCGGTGTATTGACTTTTTCATAGGACAATTTAATTTGTGGGGAAATGGCCTTTCATCAATATCTGCTTCTCTACCGCAGGGATTGCAACGAAATCTCAATGAGGATCCCGGGATCAATGTATAAGTGAGCCCATCATTAGCGTCTTGCACGGCGCGTTTGATGGTAGCTATATCTTTGGGAGAAAGCCCCCAATCATCTATATATTCTGGAGAATCCATAATTAAGTACTTACCGTTCTCAAAATTGTAGGATCCAGCTGAAAATTATATCAACTCCGCTCGGAAGAATCAATGGTGGCAGTGTTTTGTAGTTTATAAGCACTACGCTATCAGCTGGTCCTGGGGGGGTTCCCGTAGGATTAAAATATGGAGCTGTTTGCATGTCAGTGGGTTGTCCCCCTGCTCCAATTAAAGTCCCGCCTCCAATCAATCCCATTTCTCTAATTGCTTGCGTGATATTATCTGTGGTCGCATTTACCGTAGTTTGAAAATCAACCATGGTACTGAATGTGTTCAATGGGGTAAAATTCGTGTCCACATAATTGATACGGGTCAACTTTTTACGCAGGAATTGAGAAATCAAGGCGGTTTGAGTAGGAGTCGGGTCAGGTTGCGTCTCAGGGGCCCAGCTAGGGCTTCCAGAGCCTATTGCAAGCCCCCAGATGCCATAAAGGGGGTCAGCATACACCCCAGATTGCCCTAGCGTATAGGGCGGCTGCGGAGCGTTAGGAAGGGCATTTGCCATGAGCCGTGCAAAAAGCCATTTTACGGTATTCGTTATGACATTTTTTTGCTGCCAGAGAATTTCTCCGGTATCCGCCCTCATGATACGAATATAACCCGAGTCGATAGGTGGCTTTTGTGTATAAAACTCATCTTTATATTGAATTGGCATTGAAACCTCTTTATAAACCATTTTTTAAACCGTTCCGATATAAGGACACACTTTATTCAGTGCATACATACTATCGCCCTCTAACTGTGTCCATAAAGTTAGTTTACGAGCGTTTGGTGGTAAATCCGCGTCATCGGGTATCGTTATAAAAACTCTGGATACACATAATGGTGCAAAACCGCCTAAATCTATGTCTTGAGAAGAATTCAACCATGCTACGGCTAGTTTGCGACCTCTTACTAGCCAGGATTGAGTCTCATGATCCATGTCCACCAGCCAGTAAACTCTAAATTCATTTGTTGCTTCGTTATACAGCTCCACTTGCGTTTGCATCATCTTCTCCAATGGGTTTTGCCTCTCGAAATTCTTCCGCTGGAACAGGGCGTAAGCCTACGCGCCTTGCTTTTCCATCCCTTCTTAAATGATACACTGAAAAAGTACCATCGTCACGCTGTACCCCATATCTTCGAATAAAATACTGTGGGATGATCAATTTAAATTGACCTTCATATACTCCCCTATGCCCAATACGGTCAATTACCATCTTACCTTCAAAAATAGGTCTATCTGCTAACTTATCTCGCAGAAGTCGTTTCTTCAAAATATCCAAGGGTACTAAATCATCATAGGTTTTCATAGGTTTTAAATACACTAAATCTTTTGTTACCTTATCCACCGATTCTGCTTGAACTGTATTTTTTAGTTTTTCTGAATCCTCATAGGCCGCTTCTTTCGGTTCTTCTTCGGGGATATGAGGTTTTGGCTGTTTCAAATAATTTTCTGGAATAGTTGTCCAGCGATATCGTTTAGTGGGTACGGGGAAATTTAATTGCCGCATTTTACGGAAAGTGGGGCGACCGGGGAATATTTGGGAACGACCATCTACGAACTTGACGATGTAATCTTGCGGTCCGTGATACAAACACATATCTCCCCCAGAAACAGACTCCGGTTGGTAAGTCATTCCGCCAACAGATATAGTGCGGGGAATACCGTTAAGCGGAGACGATTTCATTTCTTGTTCATTGACAAAACTTACGGGCTCAGTAAAATCCACACTGCTCTTTTTCATCTTATGCAGCAGTTCATTTTTGAAATTTTTACCGGGGCCAACGAGAATAGTACCGGTGGGTCTACCCATTTGATTATACACGATTACATACATAGGACGAGGTTGCTGCTTGAGGCTGCGATTTCTATACTGCCGTATAACACGCGCTGTATCAATAGCTTTGATCTTCTCTTTCGGAGAGTAAGTAAACTCAATATGACGAGTTGGTGGATCACGGCGTATTTTTGACGATGCTGTAGCTGATGTGGAAGCTGTAACCACCTTGCGCTGAGTTTCATTGATGAAGTCCATCGGAATATCGAATGTTCCTTCAAACATTTTCACCGTTGGATCTTGTCCCGATTCATCTTGTTCTTTAGATGTATCCGCTTCTTGACTCATGCCCTTAAAACATGTAAGTACAGTTGCATAAATAAGTTTGATTACTGCATCTTCATATTCCATGCTAAGCATAAAAGAGGCTACTTCATCCAGGAGCACATGGACAGATTCCGCTATGAGTTCTGACATAGCTTTAGGTTCCCCTTCAGCTAGAGGTAAGGTCATAGAAAAAACGGTGAAATTGGGAATCCCCAAGTCTAAAGTGAGGGTCGCGCGGGGATTAGCGTCATGGATTAGGGTAAGAACCAATTCTCCATGTGGGGGGCTTACATAAGCGATTTTAGTTGCTTTTATCATCCTATTTAAGATTTTGTTAGCTAAAAAAGCCCAAATATGAAATCTTGATCCTGCGGATCACCCGATATCTCCCAAGTCTGCGAAAGCCTGGGAGCAACTAAACCATAAAGATGTAGAATGTCCCAATTACCTACTTCTCCGGTAAAAGGAACAAGTGCTGGAGGAATTATTTCTACATTAAAATTCAATATACCGACCCAATTTTTTGGATCAGATAATGTACTCATACCCAAATTTTGCCATGTAACTCCTTGTGATGTAATAATAGGATGAGGTAAACGAACTAGGTCAAACCCACCACCACCATTATCTTCAGTAGTTGCGTCTAATTCTGTAGACCAAATAGGACTAACGGAATTTGTAGTTCCACTATTTAAGGCTATTTGAGTGTATCCATTAGAATCTACAATCAACTGTCCGATAAACACACTCTCCCCAGGATTCCAGCTTTCTCCTTGTCCCGCTCCTGTTGTATTAATTGGAGCTTGCCCTAGTATATAATTTCCGTCCGAGTAGTAATACGCAGATTGCAGAGTTGGGGTTACTAACCCTGCCGATGTTCCGTCCTGAGTTTCCAATGCTATAACTTGAGCTAAAGGTATTTGAAAGGACGTAACCTCTGCTGTACCTGTATCCGCTGAATTAATATAAGAAGTTGGAGCACTCAATGGCGCAATAGCGGTAAATCCTGTTGGACTGGCGGTAAGTACAACCACTTCTGTATCATTCAAAAAAGATTCAGCGGTATTAGCAAAATTAACAATAGCCCCTGGGTATAAAAAATTAGAGTCGGTACTTACAGTTAAAGTACTAACAGGAGGCGAGCCCATAGTAGTGATATTTACTCCCGTCACATTGGCAACTAAATTTGTAACCTTATGTATCCTAGCGGTTACATTTAACGCTGGATTTGTAAACCCTGTTATGGTTAGCTGTTCCCCATCATGGAGAAATTGAGTGCGAGGAATATAAGTATAGGTAGCGTTCATACCATCAGAATAGGCGCTTGTTACATCTACAAAAATATTAGGCAATATTGACCAGGCGCTCGGTGTAAGCGTAGGACTTAATAATCTTCCATACGCCGCAATTGTAGTAGACGGATTCGCTGGGTCTAGCACAGGAGCTTGTATCAACATCGGTCCCCACGGTGGAGTTTCAACTTGGCGCACATAAATTCGCAAGATATCGTTAATTCCGGTAGATTGACAATTCTCATTTGTGTACTGTAACTGATATAACGCCTGCCACTGTAACGGTAAGGCAAGCCACTGAGTCGCTGTAATCACTGGCGGAAAAACAAAAGTTGCGGTACCTTGAGTTTCGGTAGTAGGTCCATAATTTGGCGGGGAGTTGATATAATTGTAGGCAGCTGTAAAAGTATTACCCGTTACAGAGAGTACAGTAAGAGCTACACCGTTCAAAAAAGTAGCGTACCCCAAATTTATCAAAGTAACTATATTTCCCAAACTCAAAGGGGCAGAAAAATTAAGGCTAACAGTAACTATATTGTTTTGTATTTCAATACTTGTCACCGCGGGGGAAATATTTGTCCATGTGAGTTGATTATCATTTGTCGTACCTTCTGATAAGGTATTCCAAACTGGTACAGTAACCCCTGTCTCCCCCAATCCTGTAGAACCGGTCACTAACTGAAAATTTTGATTCGAATCTAGAACCAAACTATTTAATAAATAGGTTGTATTTCCCAACCAAAATAATGGGGGATTGGTCGGAACATACCCAGTTTTAACATAGTACGCTTGTACACCCTGGGTCATTGTAATGTACTGCTGCTGGGTCAAGTATGTTGGACTTAGTATGCAGTCCAATTGCTCCCCTTCACTGAATACTGTAGTAAATTCCAACCCCACATGTGCTGGTTTTGCTAGATCAATGGCTGTATATAAACTTTGAATGATAGTTTGAAGCTGTGCCAGAGATGTAATAGTTGTAAGAGGATTTGAACCCGCATTTCCCACATTCACACTAACCAGAAGAGAATTCCTATCAGATTGATCGTAAACTCCGTTCCCTATCTGTTTATACAATTCTTGTACCTGAATATCAATACCTGTGTAGGCATAAATTACATCTTGAATAGCTGCCACTGTGGTGCCTTGCTGATAAGCGGCAATCAACTCTACGAGCATGGCTTTAAACGCCAAATCAAACTGCCCTTGGCTGGGCCAGTTAGAACTTACATACAAAGGTGCTGCCCAGCGGCGACGAATATCCGTGGGAGTGAGAAAGCTGGGACTTTTATTGACGATATCATAGGCATAATCATAATCTAGGGTTGCTAGCTCATCCGCCAAGGCTCGAAGAAAATTACCCCACGTAGATTGGTCATTACGAGTAGTGTAAAAATTCGCCACAGCTTGTAAAAGTGAGTTCAGCCGACTGTCAGAAAATTGTAGTAAATCTTCTCGGCTACGGATATATAGTAAATCTGGGTTATTATTAATAAGATTAGCCATTATTGCCCCGCTATTTGATATGCGATCGTAACAGTCCCGGGGGATAGATATTCTGTGGGCGATACAGTTACATCGGACGCACCCCCTTCATTATAAACTTGATAAGTACAGAAGTAACTATAATAAGACGGATTCAAAATATTTTCAGGGACTGTAGCGATAATTCTTTGAGAATAAGAATTGGGTAAAGACACCGTGGAACTAATCTCATCATTCTGCCCTATGATATAAAATGAGCCGGGAGTATCATAAGTAGCACCTGGAGGAACAGCGATATTTTGAACTGTCACAGGATTGGTTAGAAAATTTTGAATAGATAAAGCTCTTTGAAAAGCCTGTCCTTGATAAAGAAAATCTACAATAGCATCCACCGCCCCTCCAGATGGAATCGTAGTATCCGGCAGCACGGGGTCCGCTGTAATCCAACTATTTTTTGGGGTACTAATACCGGCGAAAGCTGAGTCAGATGAAAGTGGAATCCATTTCGTGCCTGTGGGAATTACAACCCCGATATCATAACTGCCATCAGATTTAGCGCATCTCAAAAGAGGTATTTCAATATTTTGCACTCCGGTAATCGACTGGATTTGTGTAATCAACTCAGATTGATATAATGTACCTACGGCGTTATCTAGCACAATATCAATGACTGTACGAATAATAGGATCCACAGTTGCTGGAGATGTGCTGGCGTTAAGGGTAACTGTAAGTGTAATATCAATAGGGTTACTTACCATAGCTTTAATCGCTACGTCTGCACAAGCAGACTGAGTTTGAGCGATGGCGGTTGCTAAAACTTGTACAAAAGATGGATACTGGGTAGAAAATGTAAAAGTTTCCAAGGTAAAATACGATACATTAACTGTAGCGCCGTCAGGTATCTTACCAGTAAGAATACGAGTAATGGTTGCTGCCTTTGTTGTAGGATCGACGGTTAAAGTAAAATCTAAACCTTCTTGCATCACTACATCTAAAATTCCATTATTATATGTCACCTTGATATATCTAGAGGCATAAGGAACTTGATTACCCACTAGACCAGATGGATCAAAAGTTAAAGAACCCCCTGTATCCAAACCACCGTCTATAGTGTTATACTGCCCGTCCCATCCATCAAGTAGCAAAGAATACCCAAGCTGAGTAACGGGAAAAGTAGGTATCCCAGTTGTGTAACTCTGAGGCAACCATACATTATATACAAAACCATCGTTATCCAACATAGTAGGAAGAGACCCGGTAAGTATCTGAGTTTCTTCGCTTACAAAGTTCAGGCGTTCATATAAGACAAATTTGTTATATGTTACAGATACCTGTTGATTATTTTGAATGGCGCTGCCCATCGCTGTACCGCTATCTATACCGACATAGCTGGGATAAGTAAAGGTAGCTGTAAAAAATGAAGACGTTGCTGTGGCGATTGTAAGAACTTGGCCGTTCAAGAAAGATGAGTTTGTAAACCCGTTTAATGTTACAGAAGATCCTATACCAAACTCATTATTTGCTATGACTGTAATCACATTATTACTTATATTCACTCCCGTGACTACGACAGTAGAAGTAAGAACTTGCAAACCATACTGATGATAAGGACCGTAGGGAACGATAGTGTAGTCTGTTCCATAAATATAAGAAGTTGACATATCCTGACTAAGAACAGATAAAACATTCAAAGGATTTCCATTATTATTCAGGGGGACATCCATCGCGGTGTCAATCAACACCGGATTCATAGTGCTGGCTGTAATAACATTTGTAATAGGTTGACTTTGTATTGCTACTTCAACCAGATCCCCAGCGTTGTTTGATCCACCGTTGAGTAAAAAATCTGATGTATGAATCAAACTCACAATATTCGAATTAACCACGCCTGTGCCAGTAGGAGTAGGTTCCCCTGTAATAGAATTCACTTGAATTATAGGCTGTAACGCAGGAGCATGGATAAAAGTTGATTTTTCACGGAATAACAACTGAAAAGTGTAAGTATTAACCAAAGCACCAGAGATAGCTGCTAAGGCGGCTTGATTTGTGGCTGGAACATTATTAATATTCAGCGCAACCTTAGCATATGTAATTGAGTTACCTGCATATTGATATGCTATATCATTGGGGTTTAGAATAACAGTGTTATTCACGAATTGGGCTCTATCTAATGACAGATAAAAACTCTGAGTAGATGAACGAGATACCAGTAGTTCCACACCATCGTATGGAGGATACGCCAAAGTATTATAACCTTGAATTTGAAACTGAAGTGTCCCCGCTTGGTAAACGAGTGAAGAATAGGTATTATAGATGCCGTACGTTCCGTTGTTGGCGTACTGAAATGGGACAAACTCATTTTGCTCTGAGTATGTAGTACCTCGCACATAAATATCCACGCAGCCAAAGACATGCTTTTGTCGAGTAGGATCCCAGTCTCTGAGCATGTCCAAATCACCAGCTGCCACAATTTGAGCCCCAATGATACCGGGAGTGCTTAAAGCATTGACCAAATACCCATTTCGTGAGCTATTATCAATTCCAGTTACCAAACGAGCTTGAATTCTAGCAGCAAATGCAGCATTGGTTTCTTGGTCTGTTCCGTATTGTGCGGCGGTTAAATTAGTAACACTCACCCCAGCCTGAACACCTGTGACTGTTTGAGTAATTGTACCAGCGCCTACATTGCCGATTGAACCTGGTTGCGTACATTGTATGGGTACGCTTACTCCCCACCAGCCAGATTGGGAGTTGTAGAACGCGGATAGATTAGATAAATTAATAACCCCTTGCCCTAGAGTAGTGAAACTCACCGCGGCAGTGTTAGAATCCGGAGATGTGGCGATCACTGCCCCTTCGGGAATCGTAATGCTGGACTGCGGTTGCTGATAGGCGTAGAATGTAGCAACTCCGGTAGCTGTAGAAGCCCCCAAACGAGTTAACCCAGCCTGCCCACCCAATAAATCAAACTGCTGATTGATAAGGGTTTGAGTGCTTATTGCGGATAAACCAAAAGCCCTAGCGATTTGTTGTTTATATGGTGATGATTGAAATGGGTCGGATACGCCGTTTCCACTAACATTATCAACTTGAGAAATAGCGGAGATAGATTCTGAAACCCTGGCGAACCATTCACGCACAGACATACTTGCTAGCTCAATCGAAAAAGGATCGATAAACATATCACGGATTTCTGAACGGGGTGACAAATCCAAATTCGGAAGTTGCCGAGTAATTTGAGTAATCAATCTACCGGCAATGTCTTCTTTGCGTTGTAGAACGGGAAAATCTGTAGGATTAGCCAGTTGTAGGTTTACAAAGCCGCAGGTTAAAGGTCCGTTTTGCACAGACTCGTACATTGTATTTGTTCCTGGGTCTTGAATTATCGTGGAAAACAGAGCATAAAATATGGAATTGTTAATAGTTGTATACGGAATCTCTACACTGCTATAATTTGTCTCCATTACTGTGCTTGTATTTGTAACAATGTTTGTGGATACGATACTTGTAGCCTGTCCTGTATCTGCTGCAATAAAGAGGGATGAAGTGGTAGGGTTAGGATAATTCAAAGATGTATAACTAGCTGTGAATTGAGACGGTGTGGTCGTCAATATAGTGACCGTTTCATTATCAAGAAAATCTGCGTTGGCTATATTAGAAAACTGAACCACTGTACCCGGGGTGAATGTATTTTGTGCTTGTACCGTCAAGACATTGTTAAAAATACCAATGCCGGTAATAATAACTTCAGACACATTGGTTGCACTGGTGGTTTCAGTATCAATAATTGTAGGTGCGGTGCTGCTGATGTTTGAAACTAAATCCCCAAACTGAGTGTATGGGGGATTGATTCCAGCTGGATCAGTAGACAGCATCACTCTGACCCCGATGAAGCCCGGATAATTTGGAGTAACCCACTGTATTAAACACTCTGATTGATTTTTACTAGCGGTAATACCAGAGGGCGGGGAAATCGCCATAGATAAATTACTTTGATACGCCAGTAATGAAAATTTAACAATGGGGGTGACAGCTATAGGCCCTATGTTTGTCCATACAACCCCATTATCTAGGGTAATGGATTGGGCATAACCCGTATCCGGTTGAGCCAAATAGGTTAGAGGGGTATTAATTACAGCTACTTGAAATTGAGTAGGTGTTACTCCCGGTAAAACTACCACCAGTTGCCCGTTCAAAAATGAAGCGTTGGTCAATCGTGTAAGGTAAACATATTGTCCCGCTACAAAATTATTAGCGGCTGTGAGTGTAGCTATTACTGAAGTTCCATAAGCTAGGCTCACATATGTGATATTAGCTGGAATAGCGGTATTCCATGATGGTTGAACGATTCCCGTAGTGCCAGATGTGATATTTAAAGATAAAGGATTATTTACTAAAGTACCCAACACCACTTGAACATTTCCGTTGGGGTCAGCAAAATCAAAATTTGGAGCTACGGATGTACTAGCGAGCCAGCCGTTAGGAAATTGTGTGGGATCATAATTACGCCCAATTATCTGTACATTAGTATTTGCTGTCGTAAGAATTAAAGGTACACTTAAGGTAAACTGATTTTGATTGGTGTTTGTAGTGTAAGTATCAACCCCATAAACGGTATTGTAGATGCCTATTTCTATTCTCGTTGTATCTAAACTAGCGTTAATAATGAACGGCAATACCGAAGAATCCGTAGACAATACCGTTGTACCCGGAGGAAGAACTGGGGTGACCAATATAAACGGCGATAATGTTGTGGCTGGTGATGACATATATTTAATTCATTGGTAATTCAAAATTCATTGGTACCGTCTGCCCACTATAATTAGATACCGTAATTGTCAGTAAAATTGTGGTCGGATCAGTTGGGCTAATAATAGCGACTACATTTATGATATCTTTTAGAATCTCCCGTGGGTCAAGACTTTGTACTGTTCCCTGCGCTTGTTGAACTTGTTGCATCGTACTAAGAGTATTCACTACTTCTGTTTGAATATCGGTATCTGTAATTTGAGCCCCTAGTTTTCTCCCTAGATAATTTTTAATCTGACATATAAAAGTAGGGTAAAAGGGACACATTGATGCAAGAATCCATTTAAATGATTTTTGCACTAACTTACTAGCTCCAGAAACATGTAAAAAATTACCTGAAGTAGATGGTTTTAAATCATTCACATACCCCGTAGCGCTGCACTTTAAGCAGAACCCTTGTATAGTAATATAAGATACCTCAATTAGTGGGATTACTAATCTGACCGATTGATTAAATACTATTTTGTAAAAAATACCCGCCGGTATTGAAGTATCTATCCGATTTGGGTCTATTACAACTTGCCAGCCGTAAACGGGATCATCGGAGAAAATCTCTTCTCCACTAATCCAAATTTGCACATTCGTACTTCCGTTAATTGGACCTCTCATATTGAGAGTGGTGTTTCCAGCGTAGTTCAAAGTACGGAAATCGTTTTGATTTACTACCATCCGCTCAAAGGAGATAACGTGGTTACATGCTCCAATGGGAGCTTTAGACATTGGGTCGCTAGTCAATACATTGTAATCATATGTACCCATTTTATGTCCCTAAATCCTGCATATTTACAGACGCTCCTGTACCCGCTGGATTTGCTACTTGTTCAATCTCCCATTGTGTACGAGGGTTTAAATTATGCCAGCTATAACGAGGATTACTCGTCCCGGCTGGATAAACATTTGAAACATCGTCTACAAGTACAGTCTCAAAGCGAGGTTGCTTAAAATAACTGTTGATTTGAGTAATTAATGAAGCTATATCCCTGGTAGTATCAGTAGTAGCTATGTTAGCAATTTGAGCTTTATCTTCTGTTTTCTCAATGATATTGCGAAGCTGATTCATTGAAAATACACTTTCATCCATTCGTTGAAATTGTTCTCTCATATACGATTTTATTTGGGACATAGCGACCATGGGTAGATGATCATCCCGAAATGGGTAGTAAAAGTGTCCTTGAGGTCCTGGTTTCCAAACCAATTTATTGAAAGTTGGGTTAAGTGGGATGTCATTTACTGTGGCGTAGAATTTTTCAAGTAAACCAGCGGTCTTCCGCAGTTGGGCGGCACGAATTTGATAATGTTGTTGAATCGCTGGGAAATTTTTAGTGCGAGCGTTAACGTAGCTCTGAAAAGCCTTCCATTGCGTTGCACTGAAATGCCCCAAAAAATTGAATGGTGGTCCCGCGTATCCGTAAACAAGATTGTCTGCCATTAGCTACTATACTCCGTGGAACTGTAATAAGTGGTAAACAAGGTACTAAGAGTATCAGTTGCTATATATCCCATAAGCATATCCCCTAACCCGGTTGGTATAGTAACAGTCAGAGTAAAGGGTTTATAGTATACAGTCTTACCTCCCACGGTACCTGTATACGGAGTACCTAAAATACCAGCACCCAATATAGTAGATGTTCCACCAAGATAAGGTTGCCTAAAAAAGTTCAAAGTCACTGATCCCGTGTCTGTTGTATACACCGTTGCTGATAACTGAAATGTGCCAGCAACATTTCCAGATGCTGGTGTAGTACTAAAGCTGTAAGACACTGGCGCTTGATATTGACTGCCAACAACTAGGCATGGAATGGCGTAGTTATTAACATAGGTTAGAACTTTCGTAGTAAAATTTGTGCCATTCAAATAAGTAAGCGTACCACTAATATTAACGATGATGTTGAAATTAATGTTTGTGGTAGTAAGAGGGGTCTGCAAATAAAGAGTCCAACCTGTCAAAAACCCAGAGCTGTTAATATTTGGTTTAGTCGATGTTATTACCACACCTCCAGAGGCTGTGATAGACGAGCTAATAGAATTCCCCGTGTCCCCTAAAGTTCCCTGTTGTTGAGGTGAAAAGGGCTTACTAAGAGTGATTGTACACCCTAGAGGGAAACTTGAACTCCAAAAAGATGTCGTAGATGATGTAACCGGAGGAGAATTCAAACCCGGATTAACCATGTAGTCTACTTCTAATCCAAAACTAATCGCCCCGTTGTACCCATGGTAGTGAGGCGCGTAGGAATCGAAGGATTTATTTGCTGCATTATACCATGCCACATCATCAGCATATACTGTAAGTTGAGTATTTGCTACGCCGGAATCAAAACTTTGACCCCCGTAATTTAAGTCAAACCAATTGTTTGATGGATCGGCTGCAAGACTTAAACGACCCTGCCATGATGTGTTATTTCCTTGTAGATTTATAACCCCTTGTGTAGCGGCGGCGGTCAAGCTGACGCTGTTCCCGTTGTATGTGGGATAGATAAAATAATTCGGGTTAACGGAACTAACCCCATTTGACACATACAGAGACCCCTTTACTCCTTCGAAAATTGGACAATAAGGAAAAGATGTATAAATTACGTTTTGAACTACAAGAGTGAGTGTATCAGATGTTCCTTGCAGGGCTACACTACCAGTTGGTGTTAACACTAACTGTGCCGTGCCGGGATTGCTATTCGGCGGTGTTGATATTAGGGAAACTGGATATGACTGGTATCCAACATTGGTATTATTATCTGGTTGCGTACCAGCTAAATAAACTATTTGAAAAGCTCCGTTTGAAGACCCCCCCGGATCAATTGAAGTTCTTTGCACATAAATTGCCTCGAATGGATAGACCCCGGGCGCTGGAAAATTTACATATATATAGCTGTATGGAGGATAAGTACCCAGGTTTGTACTTACTTGACTAGCTAGAGGAAATCCACTAACAGGTCCAACAGAAGGAAAAGGGTTGGGACCAATAACATTAGTTGCGGAACTTACCGTAGCCCCGCCTCCAATGTATACCCCGTAGTTGCCACTGTTCACAAAAGCCACAAAGAAAGTGTAAGTTCCTGGGGTACTAACCACGAAGCTACCCGTCATATCTAAAGTGAAACTCCCACCGGTTCCAGGTATTGCCAAATAACTAGCGTAAGCACCCGATGATGTTTGCTCTACGACGATCATTGGATTTAATTTATACCCACCTCCATCAGGAGTAGGATGCGAAGCGCCCCAAGGTACCAAAGTGTCATTAAATCCTGAAATCGGCCAGTTTTCATTTTCTTGGTTAAGAACTAGGGAATTACCTATCACAGGACCCCCTAGAATACCGGTCAAACCAGGATAACCCACAAATCCATTAGGACAAGAGTAAGTAGTTATGGAAATAGGACCTACCGCCACTGTTCCGTTTGTTTGTTGCCATGCTACTTCTACCGGATTTGATGTATATCCGTGAGATGCCATAGATGCCGTAATTGTGTCCAGACCTGGGTTTACGCCGGTTAATGTAATACTTAGAGGACCACCAGATCCAGTAGTTACATCCACAGGTAAAGAATATGTATAAGTATTTGGATTAGCTCCGGTTACTGTTACTTTAATTTGTTCTGTTACTGTTGGCATATTTTTATCCTACTGTTTGTGTTGGCAGTGATCCCGTTGCGGGGGCTACCACCATGACTCCATCGTTGTATACTGTCCATGTAAATGTTTTGGTAACACTAACTCCTGAATCCACTACTGTTACACTTAAATTATTGACACCTAAAGATGCTAAGCTCAATCCCTCTGATGTTGTTTCACTTATTCTAAATGTAGCTACCCCGTTAACTAGACTGATGGGATTTGCATTAACATTGGGGTTACTTAATGTAATTACAAGGTTTGACAAACTGGTGGAAATTACCCCTGTTGCTATAACATAAAAAGACAAATTTGGGTTGGGGGTTATATCGTTAGTATTACCCGCCGCTGTTATATACCCTAAAGACAAAGTGTTTGTGCTGTCCGTATAGTCGATACCTGTCTGTAAATTCAACCCAGCTTTAACGACCAGAGGGAAGGTCGTATCTGAATAAGCACCGATACTATCCGTAACTCGCAGTGTCACATTTTCTGTGTATCCACCTAAAGTAGTAGTACCAGATAAAACACCTGTACTTGTTAGAGTGATTCCGGTTGGTAGAGGGCTAGCCGTACGCGGAGACACAGAGAATGTATAAGGAGGGGTACCCAGTGCCGCGGTAATCTGTATCGGACCGTAAGCTCGACCGGCTATTACATTAGGTAGTACAACCGTTGTAATAGTTAGTCCAGATACTTGTGAAAATAGGGGTAAAATAATTGTAGATTGATTATAGATACTGTCCGTAACTGTAAAGCTACAATTCAAAGGATTTGGACTAAATAAAGATGAGGCTGCACCAGATATTTGACCTGATGTTGCTCCTGTCGCTGCGAGTATGAGGCCGTTTAACGGAAACTGTGGGCTATTCCAGGTGTATTGATTATAACCATCTGTATTAGTACCAACCGGTACTCCGTGGGTTGCGATAAGCTGAAGAGGACCATAAGGTGCTGTAATAATATCATTCGGTAAAGGAAAAGAATATCCGAAGGGGGAATTCGATGGAGGTATAGTATCCCACCCTATGACAACTAAGTTAGTTCCTGTTATAAGGGGTATCAGAGCCTCCGCTGTATCACCTAAATTATCGACAGCGATTACTCGTATGATATACCCCAATCCCGTAGCTGTTCCTGTATCCGCTGTGGGAAGAATTGTACCTGAGGCCACAGTATTAAATTTGAATAATGTATTAGATGCTGGGAATGTACCATCTACAAATGTTACAAGCCATGTTCCATTCAGTGATGAATTAGATGAAGATGTTACTATAACATAATCCCCCACTTGTAATGTATTATTAGCTGTGATAGTAGTCAAGGTTCCAGATCGAGCTACTTGTGTAATAGATATTCCGTCTATAGTTGTAGCTACATGAGGCACTCCTGAGTATGTCCCAGAAATAGTAGCCGTAGCCCCGTTACCACTAGCTTGTAAAGTTAATCCAGATAATAAAGTATTGGAATAAGCTGCTGTTGGAGCTATCTGCCATGCTACTGGGGGCTGAGTACATATCCCTATAAGAGTTCCTTGATATGGTTCTCCTCGTGGAATAAACCCTACAGTTCCAACACGAGGCTTAAATAAACTAAAACTACCAGTTGAAAATTCAATCCCCGCTGTAAGTGATCCGGTTTGTATATTGAAAACCGCCGATGTAGTAACAGGGGTCGGGGAAGTACTATCCTGTACTGTAATCGTAATTGGAGTTGCGACATATGGACTTCCAGTCCATATACCTGAAAACGCACCTAAAGAACTAAATGATATACCGCTAGGCAAAGTACCACCAGAATAACTCCAGGAATACGGTGGATTTCCACCCGCTGCTTGCATGATAAAAGCGTACCCATTAGGATCATCAGTCACTATTGCAATTCCGTGAGGCGATGGAGTTATAATAGTCAAACTATTACTGTAGTATAAATCCAGAGATGTGTTTACAGACGAATTACTACCACGAGAGTCTGTTAAAGTTATAGAAATATCCCCCAAATCCGTAGGAGTAGCTGGGGCTTGCGTCCAAGGAGATGCTGAAGATATTACACCACTACTAGATAAAGTCAGCCCTGAGAAGTTCCCGATACCCGTACCTCCGGGGAAGTTACTTGACGACCAAGTATAGGGCGGTACTCCACCGAATCCCTGTAAAAGCGCGTAATAAGGAGCGAAAGATTGAGCGCTGATGTTGGGTAATAATGTCGTAACAATTGTCAAAGGATTAATAAAATTAATTGAAAAACGGTGGTGTAAATATGATGATTGATTATTTGTTGATGTTATCTGAAACCAGACATCAAAGTATCCAGCCTCCAGTGGGGTGCCGGTGATCAAGAAATTTTGTCCTGTTGGGGTACCACTGAGGGTTAATCCAGAGGGCAATCTTCCGTATAATATAGAAGCTGTTTGTGGAATAATACCCCCAGGAACAGAGATATTACTATTTGATGGATACATTGTACCTAGTAATTCACTATCGATAATGTTATCCTGTAACTGGAACATACTTTGGACGACTGTCCAAGAAATTGTCACCGTACCGTGAATTGTCCCTGATGTTCCTACATACTGTATCACACTTGGACTAAAATATGAACCAACCAGAGTTCCATAAATCAATCCTGTATTAGCGTCAAGAGACAAACCAGGAGGAAGTCCGGAACCGCTCTGGACGGCTGCTACCCATGGACCATCCGTGGGTGTGGGTGTAGGACTAAAAGCAGGAATGCTTGGTGAATTATAAAAAGGTTTACGAGGATTTAATCCAACCAGTTCATTTTGCGATGCCCCAAATAAATAAGGACGAGTAGTAGTTGATATAGCCCCAATATCTCCGGTGAGCCAAGGAGGTGATATAGCATTAGCCGCTAAGGTTGTAAAGGTTTGTGAAATAGTAGCCTGTATACTCCCTTCAAATTCTAATTGAAATTGGAGAGGTACGATGTATTGTGCATTTCCGATAACTCCAGACGGTGGGCCAGAAAATTCAATTTCCGGTACATTAGGATCGATTGCTACAGTGATGCCGTTTGATAAGACGGCTCCTTTTTGAACTTGTAGAGCTTTAGCGGAAGATTGAACAGCAGTCGCAGGTGGAGATGATATCCCAGTTTCTGCTACACCGTTAGGATTTGATAATGTTAGAGTAGTTGATGAAGAATTAGTACAATAGAATGTTCCGTTATTTGCGGCGGTTGGAAATCCGCTTACTTCAAAGGATTGCCCAGCATAAGCGTTGCCAGCACCCCCAGAAACAGTTCCAGTGTATGTTGTAGTTGTAATAAAAGGGGAATCAACATTAGTAAGAACACCTGTAACTGGCGAAGTTGAAGTTAAAGTGAATGTAATCGGAAACAGATTTTCAGCTACTCCGTTTGGATTATTCAAAGTCAAAGAGCTAGTTGTAGATGCAGTACATAAAAAAGTTCCGTTATTAACTGAGTTTTGGAATCCCGATACGGCAAAAGTATACCCAGCATAAGCGTTTGCTGATCCTCCACCAAAAGAACACCCAAATCCACTATCTGTATAGATTGTAGTTCCCCCCGCTGCCGCGGCAACGGCATCTAGTTCAACAATCAATCCGTTTAAAATAAACCCTGAAAAATTACCTGTGACTGGTATAGGAGTGGGTTTAGAAACATCAGTAGAGCTTTGCCACGCATAATCTAAGAAACCTGGCACTAAAAATGACTCGTTTGTTTGCGACTCTACGTTAACATTGAAAGACGAGTTAGCAGTATGAGATGCGCTATCACGTACGATAAGAGAAAACGTGTGAACCCCCGTAGCATTTTGAGGGAAATTACAATCTAGTATCACCTGTCCATCGATCAAACTAGCGGTACTGTAGTAAGAAGAATCAGATGATGGAATTAAAAAATCAGACAAAACATAAGGGGACAGTCCACCGAAAACGGGAACCACTAATCTAAACTGTTGTGTAGCGTATATCACTGGTTGATCTAGTTGCCCAAAAGTCAACATTGCAGGCTCTAGTTGCATAGTGTAAGTTTGAGTGGCTTTAGCACCAATAGCATCTGTTACCTGAACTGTAGCTGAATAAACAGTAGAAAAGTCTGTGGTTGAGTTATAAGTACAAGGACTTCCCGATATCAATCCTGTATTGGGGTTGATGCTCAAACCAACTGGTAAAGCGCCCGCTGGAATACTCCAAGTATAAGGAGGAAGTCCTCCAGGAATAGACACTGAAGTATTTATATTTCCAACCTGCATCTGAACAGCATACGGTGTATTAACTTGAGCCCAACCCAAAGTGCTTCCAGTTTGTACTAAAGTATTACCGTTAGCGTCAGTCTGCCCCGGAGCTATTTCAACTAACAAATCAGTTGTTACTAATAGAGGTAAGGTTACTTCTGCGATAGAGAATGGAATACTGGAATCTTGCACAGAAAAAGTTGCGTAGAACAATCCTAATTCCAATGGTGTTCCACTAACTACTCCACTAGTATTCATTACAATGCCATTTGGCAGTCCTGTAGAATTCCAAATAAAAGGAGCTATGCCACTTCCCGCACTCGTAGTTAATTGCAGTGGTACTCCCCCCAATATTTGAGTTACAGATTTACCTACAATCAAATTTGGAAGAGATGTAGTAGATATTACTACAGGCGATGTTTCTGTTTGTGATGTAGTTGTCAATTCGTACGGAGGAGTAATCAGCCCTTTTGCGTGAGGACGACCCTCCAGTGGAAACACATCCACCGCCATAGTGCCAAATAAAGAACTAGCATTGGAATATCTGGATGTCGCAACCAGAAGTTTTAATTCATTAGTAATTGTGTCTCTGACAATTGCTCGTGCGATGACTTCCCAAGGTTGAATTGTATATCCTGGTGTGGAAGATGTTACAATTTCAAATCCTTGTTGTCCACTGATACCTAAATAACCAGTTAACCCTACGGTGGTTCCTTGTGTTTGGGGAGACTGTTGATCAACTACATAAATTTGTTGGGTAAATTGACGAATAAGTGTAGTGGGCGGGTCATATTGACTTCCAGAATAGCTATAACGAGTTTGAATTACTACATTTCCAGCTCCCGGTGTAGAGAAAGATTTAGTAATTGCTCGAATAGACAAAGGTAACCAACCTGTATTAGTTCCATCGGGCCAAAGTATTTGCCATTGACCGGCAGCTACATAAGCTGGATTGAGAGTTACAGTAAGAGGTTGTCCCAACTCTAGGGATGTAGAATTTGATGTACCGTTGTAAAAGGTTAAAGTAGAAGACACTAAAGCGTTGGGAAAAAATCTTGGGGTTGCAAGGTCTGAAATTTCCCATGGATTAGTTAGATAAGTAGTTTCTGCTGTATCTAACCATGCTTGCATACTTAAAGTAACAACATTTCCTGCCGATAGAACTTGTGTGAAAGTTAAACTACCACCCGCCGTACTCCACCCAGCGGGTGGGGAAAACTTAACCAATTGAGTGGGGAGAGAATCAACAGTAGATGATATATCCCAGTGATCATAGAGCGTATACAACCCAGTGTTTGGATCTGGTGTTGGTACCCAACTTAAAGTTAGATTGTAGTTTTGGTCTACAATCGCCGTTGCTGGAGCCGAATTATAAAGAGGTACATTTGGATTTGACATAATTATACTTGGGTCACTACTGACGAACTAGCATCTACCACCACCCCACCTAAAAACGAATTAGTAACTGCTGTTTGTTGTAATACAGAATTGGCTTGTAATACAGCCGATCCATTAGTTTGAAAAGTAGATGATACTGCTACACTGGAATTCAATTGAGCTTCTACTACAATAAATGTAGGTGTGGGTACTGTCCAATTTTCATCTGTCTGCGATGAAGAACCAGCTGCATGTACTTGCAGATTTACGGTAGACCCTCTAGTTCCTACATAAAAAATACCAGGCTCTGGGGGGACAGATGGTCCGCTAACTATGAGATTATGATTCGAAGAAGTTAAATTTGACTGCACACATACATGTCCTGTGGTGTTATCTGCCAAGGATGTATATCCACCATCTAGAATAACGCTGTCACAACCAATGTACGACCCTGCTTGTGCATTACCAATCCATGAGCATCCAACCATATCAATATCAGCGTTATACGCTACAATAGCTGGATTGGTGAACCCTACAAACTGTATACCATTTAAAATTACTCGACTGGTATCAATGTAAAAAGCAGCCGTAGGCCCATCTCCAAATCCTGCGAATCCTGATGCTGTAATTATCACTGGACTCGAAGCAAGCGGGGCTTGAGAAATTACTAACCTGCCTTCTCCTTGAATAGTCCGAGACAAATTTCCCAAACAGTACTGTTTCTGTGAGCGAATATCACCATCCCCTAAAGCTACTGTTTGCAGGGAACTTTGAAGAGCTGAAATACTATAAGGCACCCCAGTTGAATTGAAAATAATTACACAAGGGAAACTCAATACTGGAGGAAGTTCGGCCATAGCCCCAGCAAATGTAGCCTTAGCTTCAAGCGCCGTCAATCCGCTGTTATTGTCGTTCCCAGCTCCGGAGTTGTCCACGTATAAAGTAATTGGTGCAGTAGTGTTCTGTAGATTCTGTCCTAATACTGTACGAGGGGTGGGGGCTGTAATAGCGAACCCGATGTGGGGAGTTGCTGTAGCAAAGCCACGCTGCCCTGGGGTTATAAAACGTATAGTTTTACGAGTATCTTTATTGATAGGGGGTATAAAATCATTTGTATGTAAAGGAACCAAAAATGTAGTTTCTACATTGTCTGCTCGCATAGCTACATAATTTGAATCGAATACAGAAGCTAGTGGAGTGTTAGTCAGACCGGCATCTCCCCAACTTGATTGCGCTGGGAGCGTGGTAATAATTGGCAGTTCTCTGTTATAGGGATAAACATCTGTTAATCCAATAATTGGGGCGGAACCCGTTCCGTTAGATGTCACCAGTGCGTTATCTTCTGATGCTAAAATTTCATAATCTCTATTAATCACACCCTCCCCTTGATAAGGTATGTAACGAATTTCTACAATAAAGGTAGATGTAGCAGATAAGGCGGGCAAAATACTACCGCAAAATAAAAATGGTTGAGCAGAATTTCCTACTAGATTTACAGTACCTGGCACAACTACAACTACTACATCATTTACAAAATTGATACTGGTGATTGGAAGGGAATTTAAATTTCCTGAATTATCTGCTACCCAAATCAAACTTGACACATCATTTCCGGATATTCCCTTTATAGTGCATCCATTAGCCCCTAAAACTATTGTAGTGGGTGTGCCTGATCCTCCGGGTTGACTTACATTTTCTACCACGACTCGCGTATCACAAGGAAAGTTTTGGCTTGCGTTTTGGTTCAATTGATAGTTACCAAACATAACAGTTTCTTCAATTGATGTAATACCTTTCACCGGAGCGTTGTAAGTAGTTTGAACAGTGTTTTGAGCTAAGATTGAAAAAATAATAGTAGAGCTTGGGGATACAGAAGCTTGGAGTTGAACAACAAGCATAATTCCCGCTGGGGTCGTAGATGTCATAACACAGGAAGATATTGTATAGGGTGCGTCAGAAGCTAAATCCCATGCTGAGGTACAGTACAAACCATTTAGTTGTCCGGATATGCCGGTCATTGGAAGCATGAAAGTAGTTACAGAATTTCCACCTATCGTCTGGGATGTTCCCAGAGAACCTGGTACTGCCAGCCAAATTTTTGTACCCAATACAATATCAGAATATTTCGGACTTATAGCATATACAGAGTTAGCTGAAACACCAAATGAAGCGCCCCCCGTTTGATATACAGGATTCGACGGTGCCAGGACTACTTGTGGCACTTGTACATCATATTCTGATATACCAAACACAGGCATTGTTGCACCTGCTTGTGCGTCAAAAATACTTCCACCATCCACAGTAAATGGAATTTGCTGAAGATTTACATTCGTACCAGCTGCATAAGTTGTGCTAATAGTGGCGTAAAGATTATTAGACCCCGGATCAAAGAGTGTACCGGTAAGATTTGTAGTAAAGGTAACTGTGGCGGATGAAGACCCTAGCCCTGTAATAGTAATCTGACCCTGTAACAAAGCTGCGGGCACTTTGGTTGTACCTTGAGTTACAAGAGCCGTTACACTAATATCGGTAATTGTAGCTTGAGATGTAGAAGGTAAAGTAATAGTAAAGGAATCCCCCAACACCCAGTTATTTCCTGAGATGCCTGTAGATTTTTGACTCGTAGTAATTTGATAGGTGGATTCATAAGTTCGTGCATCACTACTAAACCCGTTCATAAAACCATCAAATAACCCAGCGGGGAATGTATTAGGGATTGTACCTCCTGATGGGGTTGTGCCAATAGATACATAGTAAGGAAGAGTGGAACCTAAATCTTCTGCTTTATTGCCCGATGATAATCCACGAGAAAGCGCTAACTGTGTTTTACCTTGTACTAAATCTCCAAATCCATTCCCTAAAAGAAGTTCTCCATCCCAAGCATCTAAAGTGTTTGTGATACGAGTGTCTACTACATTATCAGAAAATATCTGGTCGGCTAATCGAGAATCAAAACGTCCAGAAACGGGATTCGCCAATACCCCGGAATTGGGGGTAGTAGCGCTCGCGCATCCAAATATATTGGAGTTCACATCAAAAATTCCGGTGTTACGTTGAAAGATAACAGCCAGCGGCATTGCATAACTGTAACCATCCATTGTACCCAAAGAATTATTTACGTTTCCTGTACTAGTAACTACCCACGATGAATTAGATGACGGAATATTATTGAGATTGCTACCTTGAGTGCTAGAATATGTGTAACCGGAATAAGTAACAACATCTCCTTGATTGTAAGTAGTTATTGAATTCCATGGAGGAGACCCAGCTCGCCATAAACCTGTATCCCCGTTTACATTCCCCATGTTGTAAAATTGGTACTGAGATGCTGCTATAGGGGCTGGTTGCCCAGCTTGCGCGTATACATTAAGAGGAACACCATAAGGTGAGGCATCTGTGGTATCAGGGTCTAGACCAAATTGGTAGGTCTGAAAATTATAAGTTAGAGCTACAGGTTGAACATTGATGCGCCATTGGATCTGTGCTCTCTCAGTTGTAAACAACCCCTCAAACGGATCAATAGAATCATCAGGTACAATTTCAGCATTGGATGGATCGGGATTGACTCCTCCGTAAGGATAAAAATAATTCAAACCGGTAATAGGATCTTGATAATACCCCTGCCCGGTAACTGGATTAAGGGCTTGATACCATATCTCAAGAAATACAACATATATCTGAGCATCTTGAGCGTTAACACCTGGCGTCCAATTTTGGGGTGTGGGTATTTGCACACGGTTTTGAGTTAAATCGGGACTCATATTACCAGCGATAGTTAGTATTTCAATATTGTTCCACAACACATCAAAGGTGGGGATGAAAAAAGTATTAGCAATGGCTGTATTATATTGCAGAGGTGCGTAAGTCAAACAGCCGCTTACACACGATTTATCTTGAAGTATCTGAGACCTTTTTAAATCTTGAAGATCTTGGATTAAATTGATATCCGCGTCAGTGATTTCCGCGTCGTGCCGCGCCACCACGGTGGCGAGGGCTTTCATCGAGGGATTAAGTGTACGACTTACTATTAGTGGGTATTGTTTCTGATCATATTGGTCTGACATTTAATCCTCCATCGCACAAGCTGAACAACTTGTAGTTTTGTTACTGGTAAGTTTCCCGCCCTGCACAGTAAGAAATGTCCCACAAATGCATTTACACATCCAAAGAGAATGATAAGATTTCCCTATTTGAACAGATCCAATACGCCATACAACCCAGAGCCGACCAAATTTTTTATTCGTAAGACCATATCGTTTTTCCATTTTTGATTTTTTTAATCGGCCGGAGGCGCACCCACAACTCTTAACTCTGTTAGACACAAGGACATCTTCACGAATAGACTTCTCTTTACCACAAATACAACGAACTATCCAAGTAGGTCTATTCCGCGTTCCTTGGGGAAGCCCAAGACCTAGTACTGATAAAAATCCAAACTTCAATCCTTTAAGTTCTTTTTTCTGCCGCATCACTTTAGGAAACGATAGTTGGGTTTTTCAAATCAACTAACAAAATAGTTATTAGATATGGCTTACAACTACCTAAATATCGATACAGTAGCCTCCTTGGATTTACAACCCAGAACAAATGATGGGTTTTACTTTCCAGTTGCAAATAACCACACCGGATTTTCTTTTGACGGAACTCACTACACCAATGGTGTGCAGGATATAGGTCCTGTATACGCTTCCTGGTACACAGAATTTGCTAACAGCCCTAATCCATACAGAGGAAGCACAGCAGCCTTTCCTACCTATGGTTTAGTACTGCTTTCCTTAGCATCCTTGGTAATTTTAGATCAAAGTGTTCCCGTTACTCAAGCCTCAGAATTACCGATGTGGATGCAATTTTTACTAGCTGATGGATTTGCTTTAAGCGATAACTACAACGGATCACTCCAAGGATTTTCCCCTCAAGGACTAACCTATGCAGACGGTGTTATTTCAATTATCTTTTCACCTGATGCAGGCAACCAACTAGGGTTGTTTTCTCTAGTATCCGTGGAAAAACTAAGCTCTCCACCCGATAGTACAACATATATAGGAACTATCCCCGGAGGGATTAACAACGCTTATACAGGGTACTCCCTTACAATCAAGGGTTTTGTAAACGCTGGTAATAACGGGACATTTAACTGTCTGGGATCATCGTCTACTACGTTAACCTTAGCAAATCCGATGGGAGTAATAGAGGGTTATTCCCCAGCTAGTTCGTTAGGGGAAGCAGCTATCAATCCTACTCCCGCACAATCCCATATGATTTTAACAATAAATTTTGCTTTAGATCAAGTGTATGTGGATGTAGCTTTATAAATAGGAAGATAACAATGGCAATTACAGATATTATTTCACAGCTCGATCGGGATGAAGGAACAGTTTTATACGCATACCCAGATGATGATGGTTATTGGACAATAGGAACAGGTCATTGTATTGATAAACGCCGGGGGTGCGGTATTACTTTAGCTCAAAGCAACTCTATTTTGAATGATGATGTGACAAGTGTCGTGGCTAATCTCAACGCTAATTTACCCTGGTTCTCAAAATTAGATGTAGTACGACAAGGTGTTCTTATTAATGTAGGATTTAATGTAGGCGTCCATGGACTACTCGCTTTTCACAACACCTTATCATATATGCAGCGAGGGGAATGGGACGAAGCAGCGTCAAACTTGCTACAAAGTGCCGCCGCTAAAGAACTCCCAGCCAGATACGGCCGTTTAGCTACCCAACTCATAACCGGAACTTGGCAATGATTTACGCTACGCCCCACGGTTTATAAATCACACACTCCAGTAGCTTTTCCTTTTGTGTTGGGAAGAATATCAGACTCATCTTCTGGGTGGCGTATTTTCCCTAAAGGGTCAGCTGGGGATTGCCCTACTGGGGAACCAGCTGCTGTCATTTTTTCTATAGCAGCATCATCAATGTGAGTAGACCTATTTTTTAGAATGTCCCATAATTGAAAAACAGCTAGACCCTCTTCCGGATGGATGCCGGAAGAGGAGTGCTTCTCAATTACATGGACGAGATATTCGAATAGTACATCCGGTAATTGGATTACGCGCATGCATACTAATACTGTGCGAGATTAATTTTTCGCTAATGTTGGGAGCATTAGCGTAGGCGGAGGTAAATTAAAAGCTGTCAAGGGTAGAAAAATCTCAGGCTCATCGGAGGTTAGCAGCTTTTTTAGGGTTATATTTGGGTTGACATTCAATTCATGCGTCACAATTTTAACCCAAGGTTTCCAGTTTTGCGCGTAACGTTTTGCTACTTGAACAATTGTCATGTTGGGATTGAAGTGCTTTGATCGACCATCAATCATTTTTTTGATTTGATCATTCAAAGCGTCCCATCCGGCCTTATCTGTTTTGAAAATAATGTGTCCACCTTTACCTATAGCCTTTTGACCTGGAAAAGGATGGAAGTTTGGGCGACTTTTTATGTCACCTGGGTTATGGTATTTCGCTGGAATAGAATGTTTAACATTGAATCCTTCTGCGTGTGCTATCGCAGATGCGAATGAGTCAATCTTTTGCTTGTCATACGTTTGTGCAGCCACCAAAGCGGGAAGCACCCACATGGTGACGAGCAACAGTAATGCTCTCATATAATCTCCGTTATTCTGAATTACAAGATTTTGTAGCTACTTCGTCCACCGTAAAGCATTGAATTGGTAGGACTTATATTTTGTTTTCCTCCATAAACACTTTTAGGAGCCATTCGGTCGATCAATGACCTGAAGCTCCCCATCGAATATAATACCCTAAAATGGGGAAAATTGTCAATATTTTATTTGAATGTCTTTATTTTCAACAACTTAATGTAGCTTGACTATTCATTTCTTTAAACGAGGATAAAATTGTGCCTGATGTTTATAAAACTTTCTCGATAACCCAATCTGTTCCTGGCGGTCCGTCAAAAGAACAGCTAGTGGGGGTGGTAGTCACCAGTAGCGGCGTTGCAGATTCAGGTAAAATCGTCTCTTTAAATGCGTTGGGAATTATTGACCCTACCCTCATTTCCCCCACGGGATCCATAGCATTTAATGGAATTCTCAGTGGGATAAACACCACAGCGAATCTAGTTGTAGGCTCTGGTGCTACTTTAGGCCCTACTGGCTCTGGTGTCATCAACGCCACAGAGATCAATGGCATACCAATTATTGGAATCCTAACCCATGCTGGACAAATCCCCATTTCGCAACCAGGTAATGCAACGGCTGTTTGGGCTGATCCTTTAGTGCAGGGAATTCAAGCTGCGGGTACAAGTGCAACTACAGTTAATCCCGTTTTAGTCGCTGGAGTGGATGCTGCCGGGGCTATGCTTAATATCTCAGTGAATGGTGACGGCGATCTTATTGTATCTCAACCCGCAGCGGCCGGTTTAAACGCCACAGTTGTTTTTCCCAGTGCTCAGCATGTAATCGTAGATTCAGGGGGTGGGGGAGGAACCCAATACACCGCTGGAGCATCCGTAACCACACCTACAGGCACAGTAGCGATGGGGCAAAACGCTAGTAATGTACTGGAACCTTTATTTTTAGATACAAATAAAAATCTTTTTGTAATAGAATACAAAGATACAGGAAGGGTTTATTGCGTATGGTTTATTGATTCTATCGCTACCACTACATCCGAGACTTTGATTAATGTTGGTGCCAATCGCGCAGGAACCGTTAGTTCTCCAGCTACTACTTATACTGTGACAACTGGGAAAACTTTACGAATACAGTCTTTTTGCGCGTCAATTCAAGAACCTAGTTCTGTTGTAGAATATGTGAAATTGCGTATACGATCAGCGAGCACTGTAAATGCTTCTTCTCCGGTTGTTCTTGGATTGTTACTAAGTACTTCTGGTGTAACAAACAACGCGGGCTACGGAGAGATTAGTATTCCAGATGGTTTAGAGATTGCCGGGGGACAAGAAATTGGTATCAGTCAGTTGAGTGATACAACAACCGCAAATGTCACTTTTACTCTAATTGGATATGAATACTGATTACTATATATATATTGTTGGAATGTGCGGCTCGTAAAGTATAGTATCAGTCTGCGGTAATGTTAAAGTTCCAGGTATGGCCATTCCTATATACATTACCCACCCTACTTGAGTGATGAGAGTTGTATAGTCTTGAGTCAATACACCATTCAACCCCGCATAAACAGGTTGTCCAACAGTTAAAGTAAGACCTGGTATCTGCACCGATTCTCCGTAAATCGTATTAACACTTACCATACTCCCCGCAGCTGCGGAAGCGATTGTAATTCCATCAGGATTCGGAGATAAAATTGATCCGGAATCATCAATCGCTAAATACACATTCCCTGTGTCTGATGCTGGACCGTAACTCGCGTGAGTATATGAAATAAAGGTAGCTGTAAATGTATTTGTTGTAATTCCGGTAATAAGAGCGACTTGATTATTAACAAAGCTGGCTGCATCAAACCCAGAAAATACTATCAATTGCCCCATAAAGAAATGATGTGTAGTATCTACAGTAATCATAACCACATTAGGGTTCGTGATTTGAATTAAAGAAACACCAGGAACAAATGGATCCACTGGTACTACATTTCCATTTGGTTGAATAACTTGTACAACCGTAGCCGCGGGTACGGGACTGCTTACCCAAGTGGGTAAGGAATTAACCATAGTAAACATGGTGGTAGTATCACTAGGAGTTACAGGAGGAGAACCGCTGCTAGTAGTTTGAGCTCCTGTTTGAACCAGGCTAAAAAAACTCTGGGGTATAACATTTTGGGGTACCCCATTATCTTGATTGGCGATAACTTGCACCACATCTCCTTGAGCAAAACTACCCGCAAACGAAAATGGCAATGTTAAACTTGCATTGGCTGATGTCGTAGTTACAGATGTAGTAAATATTCCAACACCGTTTTGATTTATCGTAACATTATAAGTTCCGGCAACTGTCGCAACCCAATCCAATTGTCCATAACCAGCATAATCACCTGCGGCTTGAATTGTAAAAGTAGTGGGATTAGTTACATTTCCCGTGTAATCGTAATCCCCCAAAGCTGAATTTGTACTGTCATCAAATAGAACAGGAATACTCGCCCCCGAGGGTACGGTTGTGGTATCATTCACAGCCGTCACATGAAACCCTATTTGTTGGGATTGTGCCAAGATACTTTGAGCATTTGCAATTTGTCCCGCAATTTCATTTTGGAAGTTGTTTTTGAAAGTTTGTAGGGCGGCGTAGCTTATGTTTGTACGTAGCATGGCCATCTGCACTGGAATAGGTTGTCCCTGTACATCGGGGCGTGCAAGAAAAGTATTAGGGTCAAAATCTATTGGAGGATTGATCCAACCCCCTGTAGATGGGGGAGAACCATTGTCAGTGTAGGATACTATAGGTGCGATTGGGATACTCAGCAAGGGGGTTCCAGGCGTCCAGGATCGATTTCTACTCGAAGTGTCTACTTGTAGGGCGTTATATGCCGTAGCATCAGCTAGGGGGTTTAAGGCTCCGTTCAATGTACCAAAATATGTGATTACAAATTGAACAAGATAAGGATCTTGAGCCAGAAGAATTTTAAGATTGGTAGCAAAATCGCGCCAAAACTGGCTAAATCTATCGACTAAGGTTGCTTGTGCAAACTGATTGTAAGTGTACCGGTTCCCCAAACGAACTGATAGATATCCAACATCGTTTTGAATATTTATAGTTGCGGCTGCTATGACAGCGTTCAATTGCACTGTCATAGAACTAGGGAATGTAATAGGCGTAGGAAAATCTGCTACACCCTCTCCTAAAATCAAAGTGCTAGTTGTAGTTGAAATAGCCGTAGGTGTGTAATCCAAATCTGATCCAGTTACATTCGAAAGGTAATTGGCGTTTTGATAAGCATCCCATGTTTGATTTCTGGTGTAACCTAATAAAGAAGCTTCGATATATGAAAGTTTCCACAGCAGCGTATTTCTATCTCCTAAACTTAAGCTGTTAAGGGTAGCGATCAGAGGTATGTTGTTTGGGGCGTTTTCATACACAGTATTTAGAGGAATAGGTGTCTGCCAGTATGTGGGATTCGTGTCTGGTTCATACCCTGTATTGATTTGCAGAGCTATATACAAATTTCCATTGTAAGTTACCACGTCATTTACTTGGTATGCTACTGTAGTTCCCCAAATACTCATGTACTCTACACCATTTCCACTGACATTATTGTAAGGCACAGGAGTGTTCTGCAAATAAGTGATGGACGGTTGAATGTATTGTTCGTACACGGATTCAAAATTTGGTAACCAATTGCCACCCCGCCCGATGTGCGTAGCATTGAGGTATAAAATCCACGCGCTGGTTATAAACGGATCATAATTATTGGCTACGATATTACCTAATGTGATGAAATGAATTAGGTCTTTGCGCAACCCTGCTGCCCTAACTGTATAATTGGGGTTTGAGTAATCAGCATCTGTAGGTTCTACTGTATCCCCTCTCAACACCGGTGTAATGGATACAATGTTGTTCATGTAAGTAGCTGCGGGCATTAAATAATTATCAACAATAGTATGGGGGTCGGGTACCGCTCCATTCATTGATGTATTAGGATTAAATGTAGGTCCATAAACTGGGGATGCCCCTGGTGCTGAGGATGAAGAACCCCCTAAAGGTGGAATATACTGCGCCGTACCGAGCATTAATCCACTATTAGTCGTAACAGATATCGGAATATTATTCCCCAATGCCCCTGAATTAAATAATCCAGGAATAGACAACGAACATTGACTGAAAGAAAAATTGAAATTGAATGATGGAGGCGTAGCAAACGCTTTAGCAAAATTAGCTAACGGAGCAAAATTAAAACCGTTCCAATTCCACATACCCTCAGGTAAAAGATTGGGGATTGATGGACGAGCTGGCAGTCCCCAGTTACAAACATTGTTCAGCAAATTTGCTAAAGCATTTGAATTAGTCTGAACCATTTGCAGCATGCTTTGTTCAATAGACAGAAGCATAGTAAGGTTCTGCTGAATTGCTTGAGCAAGTCCAGTAATTTCTTTTTCAAATTGGGCTACAGTTTTTAGGATACTGATAGAGTCCGCGATGTATTTAACCGCACGAGGACCGTGTTGGAGCTGTCCGTCTACAGCTAAAGAATTCATATGGGTGTAGGTTTGAATGTACTTTAAGGCTTGTTGTTTTTTCTGAAGAATCCAGTTATTAGCGTCAGCTATACTTTTTTCTAGGAAACGACCTTGCTCCATGGCAGAGTGGTAGTATTGCTCAATCGTAGGATCCCCAAGAGGATTTAAACGATTCACTTGTCCTTTGGCTTTGATCGGCCACAAAAGCGCGTTATTTTCTGCCTGTGTTAGTCCTGGTATGCTGCCCATTTATATTCTCTCTGCCTTACGTTTAAGCACGCCGTATTCTGCTCGTCTTGAAAGAGTAGGCTGTCTCCACTATATCCCCTTATCTTTTCAAGAAATTTGATTTTCATTGCTGACATAAAGTCCATTATTATCCACAGAATTTGGAGCTTCTCTCTTATCGCTAACAAGAGAAGCACTAATCGCATTCATCTGTGTTTCAATACGATCTGTTTTTACAATACTTCTCGCTGTTGTACATTCTGTAATTATATCTCCCCCACAGTTGTACTGAAGGTGCCCTTTATGAGAGATGTCAACATCACCAATAATATTTAATCGCATGGCTTTTCCTTGTGCGTTAGGAAGTATAGTAATCTCAATCCCGCCGTCTAAGGCCGCGGTAATAGAACGCCCCTGATTGTCTTTTCCCAGTGCTGCAACTATTCCACCGGCTAAGTCTAAAAGCAACGATTGCCCAGAATCTGGATTTGAACCCAAACGCAATAAAGCATCTCGCACAGCATGCAAATCAAGAGATTGCCCATGAGCATCCATGTTGATTACTGGAGAACCACTCCATGCGTATGGGGGAAAAGGATTAAAGTCAGTTGTCCCCGAATTTGGCGGGGGTGTTCCTACTTGAGTAAGATCATGGAACCGATAAATATTATCCCCGGCTCCGTAGGTGGGACGACCCGGGCTCTTGGAGTCTATGCGACCATGGAAAGGTTCCCCACAATCAGTACCTCCGCCATAAGGTCCTGTAGGAGATTCTGGATAAGCGGTTTTACCAGGACCATCGGAGTACCCATTAATCAAATGACGGCGTAAAGATGCTGGATTCTTAGCCCCCAAGCGTAGTACAGCGCCTCCATCCGTAGCAGCGCGAAGAGATATATTCTCAGCACCCGTTTTCATAGTTAGGCTACCGGCGTCCCCTGGATTCAATTTGTGTTCGGTCCAGAACTGTAAAGTACGAGTCGCCGGAATATCTCCATTACTTCGAATTTGAGTCTGTACTGTGCGACGAGAATTCGGAAGAGATGCATCATCCGCCCCTAGACGAATTACAGATTGCCCTAAAATTTGAGCGTCCAAAGCATCTTCTTCATCTCTATTTTTACCGATAACAATTTTTGCACTACCTACAAGGTGCGCTTCTAAAGAACGGCCAGCACCGTGGGGGTGTTCATATCCACCTTGCCAATGCTTTAGAATATTTTCTTTAGGTAAAGTCGATCCGATTTCCAAGCTGATAAAACCCTCTTTCGTTACATCCAATCGCGTAGTGTTTTGGTCATAAGGGAATCGTATTGCTAGACAAGATGCTGCTAAACGAGCTTCTTCATGATCCGCGGAATCCACAACTGGCAAATATCCTGATTCCACATCTGCTCCAAAACGCCCGCAGTAATTATAAGGGAATAGAACAGGCTTCAACACATGACCGTAAGTTGCCTGGTCAAAAATATTATATCCAACCAAGGTGCCTTGAGATTTTTCTACAATAAAAGCTCTACGTTGCGGGGTAGGTCCTTCATTAAGTGTTGGACCCACGGCTTTTGCTCTATCATCAAACGGATCATCCCAAGTCTGGGTAATCATGTAAGTTTCGTTATCGTAAGCTACTTGACCGCTGGGAGAGGTTACCTTAGTGCGTGCCCATGGGTCTGCGGTAGAACCTAATACGGTGTTAAACAAACTGGTCTGTAATACTTCATAAGGCATGGGATAATCAAGAGAGAATTCCTGCGTCAATTCTGTGTGTTCAGCGAAAGGAATTACATCCTGCTTCCCGCTAACATATCGATCTGATGGTTGGGCTCCGGGTTGCAGGTAGGCTACATATTCCATTGTCCCATCTGGGAGAATCACAGGGATTAAATTTGATGCCAGAGGGCGATTCACTGACCCCTCAAAAGATACCCCAGCATCGGTATAGGAGACCCTACGGGCCGCTATCTGAGTCCATTGACGCTTATCCGCATCCGTTTTATCTCTGCTATAATCGGCTGCTTGTCTATCCCAGCCGGTATCCACCTTTTCTGACGCCCCACCTGTATAAGCTGATGTTTTTTGCCCTGGGAACGCCTTTCGATATACACCTCTCAGACGGTCGCTATAACCTTGGATTCGGGTGCCGGATATTTGTCTAACCCCAACAGCATCTATCCCAAGATACCTATCCATATGAATCCAGCTAATTATCATCACCTGACGAAAACCTTTATCGTAAGCAAAATTACAAGCAATTCCCATAGAACCTTGTTCGGGCATTACCATATCGTATCCTTGTGATGAAGTGGACGCGGATGGAAATACTTGAACATTACCATAAATAAGGCCATCTTTGACATCTTCTACTGTCATTACTTTACGCTCATAGTCAACAGTAAGAACTTCTACAATGAAAATATCGCGGTGGAGGCTTTCATTTGTTCTTTCAAATGATGTAGGTGGATAAAAATCCGTATTTTTTCTTAGTAGCGGCATATTATGGTGTTATATCTACTGGTAAATTACTCGTTGTAGTTTGCGCTGGACCCAAAGTTTGAGCTATAGTACTAGTTGAAGCTGTAACCTTAGTTGTAGTAAGTCCCCCAGCATTTGCGGATCCCCCTGGTAAGGTCAGTGTAGCAAATGACTGCTGTGCATTAGCCGCACTGTTTTGAGCAATTAATAATTGTTCTTGCACCGCTGGGATTGGAGCTACAGTCCCAGATACTAATACGCTAACTAGCTGCTGTTCGGCCAATCCAGCGTTTTTAGCGCTAACTAAACTAGCGGCCAAGGCGTTTTCTGGTTGAGCTGCATTTAACAAATTACTATTAGAACCTGGTTGACTGTAATCTAATACTATTACAGTAACATCTGGTTGTATGGTATTTGTCGAATTTCCCCCGGTATTCGGTGAATTTGGAGCTGATGCTGAAGCTGGTGAAACCGATGTAGGTGTAGTATTTGTACTTTGTTGGGTAGCCATGGCCGTGGATAACATAGTCGATGGGTCACTTGTAGCCGTTGGAGTACCTAAACCAGCAAACAAAAAAGCCTCCGTACTTTGAAAAGTTGTCTCATCTTGTAAATCTTGCCCATTTAACCCGTTAGTCTGAGGAATATTAATCCACCCCTGTTCGGTTATTTCACTGATGGTTGTGTTGAGATCTTTCCATCTCCCCCATGGAAATGGGGATATTAATTCATATCCTTTATCATCTGTGTAAGGAATAACAGAATTTGGATTACCACAAATATCCTTTACATAATCTCCATCCGCTGGTCGGCCTGGATAATTTGGGTCTTTTGCTCTTCCATTAAAATACCCCGTATCATTTACGATAACATAAGTAGATGTAGGAGTACTGGCTTTATTACCTACGGTTGTTGCTAAGGTAGTGGATAGATAAGAATACACTTTTATTTGTTGATCTGTTGGACCAAATTTTGTTCCGTCAATGTTTTTCGTAACAGCGGGTAAAGATTGAGATACATTTAGCTCACTTGTCATATTAGTGTTTGTATTTTGATTACCCCCAGCGGTTTGTTGAATATATTGATTGTAACTTTGGGGTTGCGCGGGATCAAACACCGTAGCTGCGACTGGATTATTTGTCCACATATAAATTAAATTAGGGGCTGTGGTATAAGCGGAAAATTTTGTGGCCGGTGAATTACTAACATTGCCCGTAGTAGATGTTTGAGCTGTCTTAACCAAAACTCTAGGTCGGACTGTATCACATACTATGGACATTGTAGCTGACCCCCCAACCTGATAATTTATAGCTACAGATTTTATGTATGCGTACATATCTTTGTGGGGTATAAATACGGGGAATCCCAATTTCAATTCAGGGCGCATGGGAATAGTAAACGAGTAAGTACGGTACCCTCTATTTGTCCTAGCTGTTTCTGCGGCAGCGTGAGCGAATAGAGTATATTTGTCTCCCATTGTAAGCCAGGGTACTTGCTGCATGGGTTCTTCCCTAAGACCAAACTTTGCTAGTTTTGTGACATCAATATACTCCGCTACTGGCTTTGCGGGTGCCGGAAAATTGTTCCCCTGCCACGGCATAATATTTCCTGTTATAGTGGTGCGCGTGCGTCGAATGGCGCTTTGATCTTCTGTTTCCTGTTCTGTTAACATTTCTGATAAATAAACCACAAAAGGGTTATTTTGCGGGTAAATTTGAGTCAGAGGATTCGTCATACTATTGCTAGTAGATGGTGGATTAATGCTACTAGCAGACACTGAATTACTAGAGGTAGTTGTTGTTGGCGTCGAGCCTCCACTAAGTGCAGTAGATATAGATGATTGAACTAAACTGTCAAAATTTTGAGGGCTGGAACTAGTTTGTTTAGACCGAGTACCTAAGTTTGTGACATCCAGATTGTACAAAGGTGGTTTGATAATAATCTTACCATCAATATCTTGATATGCTTCAAAATCCATCTTCTTAACTACTTCACGAATAATATCCAATCTATTAACAATAACACTCTCAGTAAGCTGTAAACTAGCGGGAGTTCTAAAAGGTAAAAATTGTTGTATTTTTTTATAATAAGGGGAGTTATCAGTAATCGTTTCAGTAAAAGTTTTTACGGGATGAGATGTAACACTAGCATACTTCTTATCTTTGTCCATCTTCCCTTTATTTTCATCTTCTTGTAATTGATCTAATTGCCCTAAAGTATCTTTGTCTGGCCCATAAATATGTACATCTTTAATCATATTCATCAAAATGGCTTGCCATTTCGCCATGTAACCTCTAGTAACAGCGGAATAAAACATATCACTTGGAGTTAAATAACCTCCATCTGTGCTCCTAACTGAACTAGCTTGAAATCCATCCGATTGAAAACCTGTTGTGAAAGCTTTTGCTAAGATAGTAAAACAATTATTATCTCCAAAAATACTTTGCTGCCAGGTTAACATACTCCCTAAAGTTACCGCTGCCATTGCAGATGGGTGAACATTAATTTGCATCTTTTCAAGTAAGTGCATTGACCCTTGACATTGAATTGATATCTCCAGAGTTTTTCCATTGTCGTTATAACTTATGTGAGATGTGATTCCCTTGAAAACCCGGCGATATACTGTATCTCCGTTTGATGCTAAGTAATATCCTTTAGCATATACTTGTACCTGCATCATAGTGTCTAAAAGATTGTTACCCCCTGGCATTTTATACAAGTACCTTAAAAAATTTGGAACCTGCAAACCGATAGTGGCGTTGGGTACCATTATATCTGTATCATAAGAAGCGTTGAATGCTGTGACATGGTCATTAAAATTCACTAAAGTACTACTAGCTTTGGTTTTTGGATCGTCGATAAAGTAATTTGTCAAATAGGGGGTTCCCTCTAAATACACAATAACATCGGGAGCGGTCTTGATTATTTCTCTTTCTTGACAACTTTGGGACAAATTTCTAATAGTAGTAGCCGGAGTTTGGGATGGAACTGTACCCGTAACTCCTGTAGGTGATGTATTGGAGATAGGTAGTTGATTCGGGAGTGTAGAATTCTGCGTTTCTACTGTTGCACCTGTACCTGTAACGGTAACTGCGTTATTCGGATCAAATGGAACTGGAATAGCCATTTAAGAAACTCCGTTATAAAAATTAGACGCTGCCACACTAGTGGGGTTTAAAAGAAAAGATGTATTTGCCATATTATCTACGGATGTAGGAGCTACTTGTGGCAGGGTATTGTTAACATTAGCAGCCGCAACAGATGGGGAGACTAAAGCTGGTTGACTATTCAATGTACTAAACCCAACACTAGAAATATTGGTTCCTGGTATATTTGATGGAGGTAAATTAGCCAACGATGATACTGTAGTTGTACCATTTTGTGAAGTGGTAGCAGCCGAAGCCCATGCTCCATAAGTATGCCCTCGTTGTACATTATTGAGAATCAAATTTTGATACGGGGATGTGGAGCGAAATCTCTCTTTCCACGCGATAAAACTGATTTGAAAATTCATCAGCCAAGGTGCTTCCGCCGATTGACTAATAGTAAGGGAATCAAACATACCGTACCAAATAAAATTTCCTACCCACAATTCGACATCTTGGTGCATTTTGATTCTACGTCTGGTGAAATCCGCTGCGAGTGGGCCTTCAGCTGCTTGCTCTCCTTCAAACCAGTATCCGTTATTTTCAAACACCATGACCAAAGACTCTAAATTCCGATAGGAATCTGAAAATGGTTGAAACTGATCTGTAACTCCAAAGGCAAAATATTGGCCAGCGGTTTTACCGCTGAGATTTACTTGGAAAGAATCTTCTCCCCACACACCTATCTGCCAGCCAGCACGAGTCATAGCTTGCCCATCTAAAGTTTGTCGATTGACTTGAACCTGAGACGGGTTAATGAGAAATCGAAAAATAGCTGCTGGTGCATTACCATTTTGTTGTCCTGTGGATGTAACTCCGCGATGTGGTATACGAACGAGTACATAATCCACGAAGGGTTTCATCGCCCCCGCTGTAAAAAAATCGCTATATTGCACAAGACTTGTTCGACCGGTGGCAGCGTAACCCTTATCTTGAGGGGATTTTTGTCCCCGTGCTGTATATGCTTTTTCAATCTGACTACTGGTATCGCTGGGGCTAATAGGACAGGGAATGATGCGTTTCTCTCCGCGAATAGGCAGTTGAACAGGGGATGTTTGCGCCGAATTTCCCGCAGTTATATTGAAATCACTAAAATCGGTACTTACATTTGATCCAATATTGGAGTTGTTTGTATTTGTGCTTGCCATTAAATATCTCCCACGGGTCCTGAAGTTGTAGTTTGTACTGGACCTAAAGTTTGAGCTATGGTATTAGTTGCAGATGTAACCATAGTTGTGGTAAGACCTCCTACACTTGCGGATCCCCCACGTTCTGTCAATGTAACAATCGGCTGCGTTGTAGCTTGAGCCAGTAAATTAATCTTAGGGAGAGGTTGAGTAACTTGGAAATTGGGATAATACAATGATGTATAGGTATTCTCAACTTGAAATGTAAAAGAAAATTTCCATTGAAACGGGCTGTCCGCATCTTGGGTCCAATTCAAAGACTTGAAATACCCCAAATAAACATTGTTTCTATACTTCATCCCCACATACCCGCGTGTCATAACATCATTGTTACGCCCATGTTGTTGAAATGAACTGGCTCCTACTTTGGTAGACCAACCATTCGGGGCTTGTTGTTCTTGTTCGCCCATAGTTCCGTTATAACTATCCGTGTGATACCACACATTACCGTTCATTTGGAATAACTTCAAAAATTCTACAAAACAATCCTGTGCCGCTACTCGATAGGCTTCTGGGTTTTGGTTAATAGCCCTTTCTGTATCGGGATTGTTACTAAAACCAGCTCCTACCAATTTAGCTATCTCATCATTAATTTGAGCGGTGCTGAACCAATCTGTAATACCGTATTGATTCATAAACACTCCCGTAGTGCCGCTACCATTGATGAGATCCGGTTGCATACCCCAGAGGGTGATATGCATACCTGTACGCGATGGGGTGCGATTGTAAACATGCTTACTTGCTATTTCAAATGTAGTCATTGATGTGTTGAGTTCAATGACGATAGGTTGCTGATTAGTGGGGTTATTCAGCGTTTGTGTGGGGTCATTACGATCCAGGTATACTACAAAACTCACTGGTTGTACCATACCACGCGCATGAGGATTTCCAGTGACTAAATTTCTATCCAAATACCATGGCGTGGCGCTTAGACTTGGCTCCGGAACCTGTAAAGGCGGTGTAAGATCAGCCGCTGATAATCCGTAATTAGTACCGGTTGTGTTAGGCCCAATAATATTTCCTACTTGAGGCGCTACTGGAGTATTTAGTACATTAAACCGGGAAATTCCTAAAGTACTAGCAACTTGAGTTGCTGTATTTGGGTCTAGATGGTCCAAAAAAGCACCGCTTCCAAAGGTAGTCCAAGCACGGTAACCTTGGGCTTGGAAAATAGCGAAGGCTGCGTCAGCATTAGCTTGAGGATCTGTTATTACATTTTGGTCATACTGTGGCCAATAATGCCCATCTATTTGCCAAAGGCCTACTGACCCCCCAGGGTCGTCTGGATTATATTTATTGGGATTCCCACTACTCTCCGCTAAAGCAATAGCGGCCATGATGGGTATTTGATCTCCTGTAAAACCTGCATTAGCTGCAAAACCCTCTAATTGGTTGAAATTATATATTGTTGGCATATTGATTATTGATTATTGATTATTGATTATTGATTATTGATTCCTATTTGGAAGTCCCCCATTCAACCAAGGAGCGATTGCCGGGTGCATCTGTTTACCTGCTTGTTCATTAGACACGCTTGCGCTGTCATTATACCCAGCATCTTGGTTAATTTGAGCACTATAAAAATTATATACAGTATGGGACACCGGTGGACCCGACGGAGACCCCCCAGCCCCTTGTGGGATCTTGTGTCCCATAAACCAAACGCCGGTATTTAAATCTGGATCCAAATCATCATTGGATTGGTTGCCCGATAATTTATCTAATATTTCCTGCATTTGGACATCGTTTTTAAACATTCCTAGGCCTTCATATTTTTTTAAGTATTCCACCAAAGCTGTATCTTTATCGATGGTGGTTTCCAAAAGCTTTTCTTTGTTTTTAACGGCATCAGTTTGATTTTCCGAATTTAATCGCTTTAGTGTTGCCGCTGCTTCAGCCGACTCTTTCCGGGCTGCATCCATAGTTTCAGGTATTTTGGCGTCTTCAAAAGCTTTTGTAAGCCTATCTGAATCAGTTGGGCCTCCAAAGATCCAACTATTAGCCATATGTTCTACGAAAAATATCAACTGATTAAGTAATGGGGCGATTAACTGTTCAAGAACATCAGAAGGAGATATTTCTCGTTTTTGAATACTTGCAGCGTTTTCTATAGACTTTGCTAAATCTGGATCTTTTATATCCATGGGCTTTAGGTTTTTTAATACCATTGCTTGGGTGCTTGGTAATTCTTCTACCAAAAGCTGTAGTTCACTAAGTAATTTTTTTGGGTTTGTTTGCTGAGAATCTAAAGCATCATATAAATCATCTGTTGATTTTGTTCCGTTTTCTACCTCTGATATTAATTCTTTACTAGCTCCTTTAGTCCCCAAATCTACAAGAAAAGGTCCTCTAGTTTTATTAGCTTGCCACAGTTCTCTAAATAAAGCTTTTCGAGCATCTTTTTGAGCTGCTACATCTTCTTTCCCTGCTCCAGGTAACCCTCCTGGCATTTCGTCAATATCTTTTATACGACCTGTCGCCATATCTTGAGAATTTTGTTGGATGAAAGCTACAGCATCTCCCTTTACGCCTATTGCATCAAGAATCTGCGTTAAAGCCATAGCTGCGTCAGGATTTATTGAACCGGTTAATATACTACTTAAGTCAGTACCAGAATACTTTAAGGCGCTTAGGACATTGTCTTGGGCGGTAGCTGCTGTTTGATATTGACTTCGTTGAAAAAGAGTAGCGCTAGCCGCACGACCTTCCATTGTACTCCCAGGTGCGTATGCTGCGCTTTGTCGAAGAGATAAAGTAAGATTGTTTAAAGCATCCTCAAGATTCTTTCTAGTTCTTTCATCTTGAACATTTGATACGGCTACTCTTTGAGCTTCAATAAGACTTACAGCTTTTGTTGTATCCCCTTTGGCTATTAAGTCTTGTATAGTAGATTTATCTATTTTATCTGCTCCTACCGACTGTCCGTTAGCATCTACTAACTTTCCACTATCTACTTCGTCATTATACATATCAACATAGGTTCCAGCTTCCTGTTGAAACCGTTTATTCCCTTGAATAATTTGTGCTGGGTTTTTTAAAGCTTCCTGCCACATAGTTTGAGCTAAATTTCCAGAATTTCTTTTGTCACCGCCTTGAGATAAAAATTCCATCATATCTTTTAAAGATTCTGAACTAATAGCTCCATAGCGACTAAGATTACGCATCATTTCTGTAGTAAACTCTAAAGAACGATTCATACGATCAAAATGCATACTTACTTCATCAATGATTTTTAAATATTTGGTAGTACTTATACCTGCCGCTTGTGTATCTTTATTTAGTTGAGTAAAAAACTTTTCAGAACTACGCATAGTCTGCCCATATTGATCTAACAACTTAAGTAATTCCGTTACTCCTTCTGTATCGGTCAAGCCCGCAACTCTAGCTGCCCCAAAAACTACTCTCTGTGCTTCCCCCAGGCTACCACGCATATACCCTCTATTTCCTCCCGGTCCTTGATTGGCTGTATCAGGGGCGTTATCTACCAAGGAACCCCCTATGTTAGTTCCACCCGCCGCTAAACCTCCAGCTAAATCTAAATTCCTTTCAAAAGTTATTCCCAGCCCCAAGCCCTGCCCCATGAGCCTTGGTGTTAAAGCATTTCTAGCTGTTTCAAAAGCTGTACCAGCTAACTCCCCTGCTCTAGCGCCAGAGAATAAACCAGCTTTTCCTAACTTCCCCTCCATTTCTTTATTTTGCTTTATGTAAGTTCCCATTAAAGCACTGAGTCCTACAATAACGCCAGCGAGAACTTCAAGAGGTATCATGATTTCCGGAGCAATTCCTGTAAGTGCTGTTATCGCCCCCTCAATACCTTCGGAAAGAGTGCTCATGGCCCCTACTACACCGGAACCTCCTTCCATTGCGGCGGTATATCCGATCCCTGTTGCACCTTCAGATTCGAATCCTTCAGCCATTGTTCCGGCTTTGAAATCAGCCGCTTTTTTACCTTTAAACCCCATTTTCTTCATTAAAAATTGCATACCTCTTTCGGTGGGTTTACCTTTTTCATCAAACTGACGAGGTTCTCCCGCTTCCTGCATTTTTTTCATTTCTTTAAAAGCGGCGTCTCGTTTATTTGTCATATGCTCGCGTGTCGCAGCAAGACGATGTTTTTTAGTTTCTTCAGTTTTATCCTTCAATTCTTGAATTTGTTCTAACCTACGGTCTATTTTATAATT